ATGTAAAGTTCCTAGCTGTCTCCATGAGTGAAGGAGATACATCCTTTCCCATAGCCTGATTTGCCCTCGTCAATGCACCATTTGTAAGATTGTCGAACATCTCCGAGAACTTACTACCCTTGAATATCTGCTTATCCCTGATAGCTCCCTGCGCATCATTATACTTGTTGTCTCCCAACAGTTCTTCTCTCACAGTTTCAAATGCTTCAGATGCAAGCTGCCTGGATTCCTTAGAAGCAACCGGATTAGCAGATTGAGTACTCTGATACTCCGGGTGAATAAGTTTATATGCGCCCTCTCCCAGTGCCGTAACTCTGTCAGCAGTCCATCTTATAGGCATCATAAATGCGTTAGAGACGAAGTTTCTTACATTGGTCCGCGCATTCAGCAACATAGATACTCTACGCAGTTCCATGAGTTTCTCAGTCATCGTGACAGGATATGCCTTACGCAGACGATCATACACATTCTCATATGCCGCCTTAATAGCATCCGTATCCCCAGGATCAATATCCGCGAACTGTTTCACCTCGCTGTCGGTCATCTCGAAATTCTGCCACTTATCCTTGAATTTCTTCTTCCCGGCTTCATTCATGCTGTCAATCTCACGGACCAGATAACGCATGGCCGCCTGCGGATCATTATTCAGCATCGTGATTGCTGCTGCTTGGGAGAACTGTCCGGATTCTGTCAGAGCCTTACTCATGTCTCTTACAATCTGCACAGCTTCATCCACTCTTCCTGCATTGGTCAGTTCTTTTGCGATATTATATCCCAGAGGAACCGCAGCAGGATCCTTTTTGGTTCCATCGATCATCTGCCGGAACTGAACAATGGCAGAATCAATGTTACCGCTGGCAAGAATCGCATCAGCTTTTGCTTTGGTATCCGCATTGCTCAACTGTGTATACATATCCGGATTAGCAACAAATTCATTTTTCAACGCCTGCGGCGCATCCGTCTTATTGACAAGTGTGTCATTGTAACTCCGCATACGCTGATTTCCGGCCTGATCTGTGTTCTGCTGCATCTGCATGTTGTTCTGTTCAACGCTCTGTTGTACATTCTGTACAGGAGCCGTATTGCTCTGCTGATTCACATTTGCCGTGCTCTTCTTTGCCGCATCCCGCAAATACTTTCCATACGACATCAGAGTATCGACAAACTCTCCCTCTGTGAAAGATGTTGTCACACGGTTATTCTGAGACTTTGCAGTGCCCTTATCGCTTCCCTTCCGGGTATAGGAATGTCCCTTCATACTGTCGTCGATCTCTGCGGCCAGTGTCACAGCCTTGTCGATGGCACTCTGATTTCCTGTCTGCAAATATTCATTGATGGCCGATTTCATATCAGCATACATAGAAGCGGTATCTTCACTTCCTTTGTACATACCAACCAAACGATCCAGTGCCTTGTCGAGATCATTGAAGCCTTCGATTTTCTTTGAATTATACTGGGTTCCGTTGACATTTTCAGCAGAATTAGGTATATTAACATCAGTAGCCTTCCCTGTAGATCGCTTAGGGCGTTGGGGTGTGGCAACATTAGTTGCAGCAGCCTCTACAGGGTGGCTATCTTTAATATACATCGTATCCAAAGATAGTCTATGCTTTCCTGCGCCAATAGCTTCGGCAACAATTATTTTCCCATTGATTCTTTTTTCAAACATCATTACCCTGCGCCCTCTGGTATCAGGGTTTGAAGAGAAACTGATCTCGTCTGGATTGTCAAATACTTGTGGAAGCTTCGCAATCAATTCTGCGTCCAAAGGGATTTGATTTCTTCCCGTTTCTGTTTTAACATCGCTGTGATCTTTGTATACATGCCGTATATTATCACTTGACATTTGAATGTTATAGTTTTCTACATCAATGCCTGTCTTATTAAATATATCTGCTGCTAGTTCCTCAGATACCTGTCCAAGGTAATAGTTTTTATTCCCACTTTTACCATCTCCAGATAATGACTCTTTTACGAAATCAGAAAATGACTTGTCCCTGCTGGTCACTCCCTTAGTAGAAGTAAGATTATCTGCCATCAAATCAGAAAACGGATCAACTCCATTTCCTTTTTCATAATGGGTAGGCTGAAATCCATCAGAATTATTGACATTCTGAGAGCTTTCCACTATATTAGTTCCAACGGAGTTATTTTCATGCACGTTTTGGACGTTAGCCAAAGGACTTGATGTATCAAGGGCACTAGGCACATGATAGGCTCCATTATCTAATGAGTTTGACAAATCACTCACACTGTTGGTAGGTGCACCTGCCTGTGTGGTTACGTGATTAGCTGCGGTGGGTAAAGGACCCATGCCAGGAGCTTCGGTCAAACTCATTTCATTTTGTGCATTTAATCGGGCATTACGATTACCGACAACTTTGCCAGCAAGCGCAGTACCACCACCCATGATACCACCGGAGACAGCACCGGCAAGACCGGAGTATCCTACCTGCTTAAAAATATCAATTACAGCCTGTTTCTCTGCCTCACTTTCTGACATCCCCTGCCTCTGATACTGGTCCACGGATTGTGCATAATTGGACAAACCACCGTTAATCAGAATATCAGCAACCTGGTCAATTCCTTCGGTTGTCATCTCACTGGCACCCTCATTAACCATCTGACTTAGCACAGATTTAATAATTCCTTTTCCTGCCTCTTTAGATACATTGCCTGTAAATATACCCTTTAATGCCTGCAAAGGTAGGGCTTCAAAGGCTCCCTCTGCCAGTCCCGCAATCGCACTGGTACCCATGATCTGATTCGGAGACAATCCCCTGTTTGCAGTATCAATAATACTGTTATTGTAGGAATTTAAACCTTGCAATGCACCAGCGACACCGGCATTACCGCCTGCGAGTGCCATAGCAGTTGCACTATCACCGATGGAAGTTCCGACATTGTATAACAGCTGCCCTGCTTTCCCGAAATCATTACTTACCGCACCTCTCATAGCATTCGACATATTGCTATAACTGTTGGCATAGCTGTTCGGATCAATAGGTTTTCCAGTTAGATAGTCTGCAGTATTTGCAATTCCTCCGGAGATTCCACCGGCAGCGTTAATAGGGAAAGTGACTGCGGTTCCTATGATTTTATGCTCATTTGCATAATTAGACCAGTTCTCCTGCTCTTTTGCCCGGTTCTGCCTCTGCGCATAGTCCAACACATCAGCCATAGATAATCCAGTACCTTTAACCTTCTGTGCAATTTCCTTTTTCTGTTTCCATGATTTTAAGCCATTAAGAACATCCAATCCCTGAAAGACAGAATTTCCCATTGTGCCGGAAGATAACGTGGACAGGTCATCAGATGTCACTCCTGCGCGGGATAATGCGCTCCCGATCTGGTTGCTCTTTTCCTGCTGATATCTCGGCAATCTCGACTGTTTTACCTCATACTCATACTGCTTGCGCGGACTGAATGTTCTCTCTACAATATTATAATTAGGGATGGATTCATAGCGAGATGTCGCAGAGGATTGTTTGATCCCCTGCGATGCCAGTGAATAATCAGGTTTCTGTGGCAAGCGTGACTGTGCCGTGCTTCTGTTGTTATTCTGCTTAGACTGGTTTTTCATATAAGCATCTACCAGTCTGGAATCCCATTTTTTATTATTTTTATCGTCAATATTTACTCTTGCCATATCCGATTCACTCTCCTAATATTCGATACCTGCCTCTGCAAACATCTGCTCAATCTGTGGAATTGTATATCCCTCCTGCGCCAGTGAAGATGCAATATCCGCTGCAACATAACCATTGTCACGCATATTCTTTACCCTCTTCACCAACGTGTTACTGCTATTTCCGGATCCACTTGTCTTGCTGGATCCTGATACCGATAATGTGGTCGGAGCCATTGCATTTTCAAGCATAGCCTTAAATGCCGTGTTCTGAAGATCAGCATTTGCACTTGACTGATTATTGATCAGATTACTCATAGCATTCGTATATGTACTGTCCATGTTGGCCAAAGCATTATACAGATCCTGATAGGATGATACTGTATTATTTGCAAGGTCATTCTCCAACTGCATCCGGTATGCCATGTTAGAATCATTTGCAGAGTTCACAGCATCATTGTATTTCTGCTGTGCACTTGCAAGATTGCTATTGTATGTCTGCTCCAACTCTCTCAGATTATCAGCAGCAGTATTCTGAATGTTATTCCGGGATGTGCCATAGTTATTGAGCATGGATGCGATTGCACTCTCACTTGCACCACCAGTAAGCCCCTGTGCATTCAATTGCTGTCTCAAATTCTTCTCATTCATCATCCGATTGATATAGGCTTCTCTCAGGGCATTCTCCTCGTTCTGCTGTAAACTGGTTTTGGAATTACCATAAGATGAGGATAACTGATCCTTCGTTGATGCCAGATTACTGTCCAGTCCCGACATTCTCTTTGCATATGCAGATTCCAAAGCAGACATATTGTTGTTATAGGCATTCTGTGCTGCCTGTCTCTGAGCTTCCTGTTGGGCTCTCAACTGTGCTTCATATGCTTCCTGCTGGGCTCTCAGTTGGTCGGATAACCGCTGTTGCTCCGACTGTTGCTGTGACAGTTGTTGCTCATACATAGACTGTAACATGCCTGAAATATCAGCATTGCCACTGGACGAATATGAGTAGCTTCCAGATGAGCCACTCGAGGATCCACCAGAAGTGCCACCCGAAGATTTGCTGCTTCCGGTCGGCCTCGGCCAATTAGTAGGTCCGCTGGTACGATTACTATTAGCAGGTATATTTGACGGTCCACGATAAGGGCTACCAGAAGAGCTTGTATTACCTCCCAGTGTATTATCTCTTCTCACACCACCTCCACCATGAGTTACAGAAGATGAAGATGTATGTTTTTTCGGAGCTCTTTCAAGAGATGCTCCCTTAATATTACGAATAGTATCAACTGTTACTTTTGCCATTTGTGTTCCTCCATAAAACAAATGGAGGTATGCAAAAGCACACCTCCATGATCATATTTATGCTGCTATCAGATACTTCCGAGTGGTCTTGCCTGCCAGTCCGTCCGCTATGATCTTGCAGGACTTCTGGTAGGCAATGATTGCTGCCACTGTCTTAGGACCACAGATACCGTCGATATCAGCCTCCGTCAGCAGACCAGCCTCCATCAGTTCCCACTGGATCCACTTGACACCTTCACCTCGTGAGATGTAATTTTTGATACCTTTCTTTTTCGCCTGCGCCACGCTAGTGACAATTGCTGTAGGCTCCTTATATGGATTTACTCCCTTCCAGGTTCCAGGTACCTTTACATCGTAGGTGTAATCCATATTCTTAAAAGTCAAGCCATACACCCATTTTGTCGCGGATACCTTGCTCATGACTGTACCATAGTTAATGCCCTTTGCTTCAATACACATATGTACTCCGTTTACTTTTCCGATATACACACCTACGTGCCCGGATTTCCACAGGACAACCCCCGGCGCAAAATCATTGATCTTTGCAATCGGCATCCGGGTGTACGCGGTCTGATACAGCTGATAAGAGCCGATGTTAAGCTGCCGGTATCCGGCGATCAGTCCAGAGCAGTCCACATTAACCTTGCCGACCTGCCCCTTCCGCCGTGCCTTTGCCATGTAGGAGGTGGTCACGACCTTGGGATACATTCTGTGCATAGTGCTCATTTTGTTTTCGGTTAGAGCGCCCTCGGGAATCTTGGCCCCATAAAAATACGGGGTTCCCAGGTGCACTCTTGCATATTCTGACAATCCATTTCCTGTTTTCATTCTCCAGTTACCTCCTGTGTTTCCTCGGGCAACTTTGCCTTATCTTCTACTTTGCGATTGATATATTTCATAAGCGGCATTAAAAACGGAGGGATCTTTACCCCACTATCCTTCAGGTTTTCCAGAATGCTAATCAGCTCATTAACCACCAACCATACCGCTACCACCGTTGCAACTACAAATGGCACTGCAATTTCAATGCCGGCACATTCCACGCTGTACTGAATTAACACATCCGCAAATGCTCCGACAATTACCAACATCCACATGCCAATCTTTTTATAGATGCCTCGGATGCTCTTATAGCTGCTGATGCCTCCGTCCTCCCTAAATTTGGCAGCCATCAGTCCAGTGATGTAATCAATGATATTACATCCAACCAGCAGTAATACCGGGATTGCCAAGATCCCCAGCCAACTCATTAACACAGATAATGCTGCAATCACAGTTGCTTTTACTTTGTCCATAATATAGACCTCGCTTTCTTAAAATAAAGATATAAAGTATGCGAGCCGGTCACCTCCCGGTGGGAAGTAATCGGCTCTTGGCTCTTGGTTACTATGTAATTGTGTCAGGACCATCTCTCACTCTCATAGGCGGTCTCCTACTCTGTGGCCGCTGTCAGATCTGCCAGTTGCGTCTCCAGATCATTGATCTGATCTCGGAGAGCCTGTCTCTCCGCGTGCACCTCTTCGATGTCATACTCGGTTTGCTCACCCAGTAACGTATACTCATAGGTCTTGATGATTTTATAGTCACTGGCGGCGATCCGGGCCTTGAAATCATTGATCTGCGCAGTCAGCTGACTGATCTGCTGCTGTCTGGCCAACTCCGTAAGCTCCTCTTCTGTGGGCTCAGGTTGCACCGGTGCAATCGGCTCGGTGTAGACGGATCCGTCATCGGACAACTCATACCAGCCGTCGCCCTCCCGGAATAAAGTAGTGTATGTCGCATACTCGCCATTATCCAACGGATATTTGCAGTCTGCGTCCAGATAGAGGCGGAAGCCATTGGTATTTACTGTGAGGTTGTCTCCGGTGATCCGGATCACATGAGGGCTCTCCTCTGATACAACGACCAGCTGTGTGGTCTCTTTATTTTTAAATTTAATATAGCCCATTACAGGACTCCTTTCTGGCACTGTTTAAGGCCGTGCCCGCCTTCTGATTTTCTACTGATAATCTCCACCCATTATTCAATCACTCCTTCTGTAAATGGCAAGTTAAAATCCGTAGATTATGATATAACGTTCCCATCAGGTGTAACCACCGATTTTGTACACTGCAAAAGAACGGGCAATATTGTAGATTTTGGATTCCGCATTTTAAGTGGGTCTATACCATACGGATCTCCATTAGCCACGCTACCAGCAGATTTACACCCCAGATATAATATATTGATACCCAGTCAGTACTTAGTGATAAATGATGTTGCTAGCACTGGTAATGTAAGCTTGATGTACAATGGAAGTATATTTCAGGAGTATTCCGCAACCGGAACTCTAAATGCTTGCGTGATAAAAGGTACTTTTATTATTTAGCCGGTGCAAATGCGAGATTATATGTACCACTCGATCCAAATATAACGGAGTCTCCTGATGCAAATGGAATACATACCGCTATAGGATTTTCTGATGATGTACATAATGCCAAGAAATAATTTGCATTCTTGGATGATCGGATAGATGCCCAGCCATTCACTGCACCCTGTATTGTTCCAATTACATAGCCATTAGTCATACAAGTGTAATTAGATTGTATGGCTACAGCAGATTTATAGTCAGGAACAATTAACTTGCCAGTTACATCAGTAACCGCATCTGCCACCGCCTTGGCATCCGGGACATAGCCGGTGGCTTTGGTGGCCAACAGATCCTCCTTTGTGGTGATCATCTGTGCAAATGCCGGGGCTGTCAGATCAGCAAAAAACTTCTTGATTTTTCCAAATACAGTAGAAACTTTTTCACCAGTGGAAATATTTGATCTTGTTTCTGCCACCTCAAACGCAACTGTAGCGTCTGGCAAAGATGCTTTCTGAAGATATTCCTCCGGAGCGACACCTCCTAATTTTTCTGCATCATCCACTATGCCTGTATTATCTTTATCGTAAACAGCCTTTTGCATATCACCTGCGCCTAATTCTGTTACATAATTGACGATTGCTCCTGATGTCGGTATTTTGGAGTCGTCAGCAGTCACAGTTTTGTCGACAGCTGATATTCCATTAAACATGCTGACTAATTCAGTTATGGATTCATAAAGTTCAGATGTGACTTTATCTAACGTCTCCTTATTTTCGTGATCATGCCTTTTATTACTGTTTTCTTTTACAACCTGATAGATTGCATTCACAACATTCTGTATTACATCTTTTTCTTTTGTTTCAGGATTTTCAATTTGAGAGGATAATCCTACCTCATCTCCGTTAAGTCCATCAACGATCTCATTTAATTTAGGTATAATGACATCCCTTGATAATTCGTCAAATTTTGCCTGCATTTCTGTCGTTGTAAGACCGGGAACATCCGGAAGTCCAGTCACTCCTTTATTTACTAAAGAGTTTTCAGTAATTTTTTCAAAAGCCATAGTTTACCTCCTACTTATGGTTACCATTCTCCACATATTCCAACGCAATATCAAAAAGGCCAAAAGGCTCATTTAATTCAGCATTTACGAATCTGAATCTTGCCTTATCTACCTTCTTCACTCGAAGCTTTGTGGGAATAATTTTTTGTGTCTGATCCGAACTAAAAGTAAATTTCGAAAAAACAATGCTCTCAAACGACAAATAACGAGCTGTGTAATTATCTTTTTTTATGAAAGACCACAATCCACGCTTTTGAACATATATATCAAGTGTGGTTGCTATTGCGGACTTTAATCTAACCGCCAAGTATCTGAAGGTTTTGTTCTTATAGAATAACTTACCGTCCAGATCCGGAGTTTCCCAAATCGCTTCAATTTTTTCTCCGTCATCGTTATATGACATCAGTGCATCAGAATCACTGTAAAATTGGCAAACTCTACCATCAGTAGTACCAAAGTAAAGCGCTCCATTCTGCTCCCACACACAATTTGCGGGAATATTCGTTCTATAAAACCCTGCATATTGCCGTGTAGAATAAGGCATAGACTTATCTGTCTGCATAGGCTGCAGTCCATCGAGAATGTAGGCAACCCCATTTACACACAGCCAGTACATATCCTTGTAGACAAATGCAAATGATTTTTCAAGATCAGATTCTTTCAGCAATTTTCCATTAAGATAAAAGCTTCTGTTCTGACCGTATTTTTCTCCCGTAATATCCTGTGCTGTAATAGCGTATACGCCTGATCTCGTGAGAAAAAGAGGTTCACTGGATAAATATGCGAATGTATCCTTTGCAATGGCTCCTGCGCCTTGTAGAGTGTTTACCGAACGGAATACCGGCTTATTGTCTGCAAGTACGCCTTCTCGCAGGACAATAAACTGGTCCGTCTCCATTTCGTCCTTATGAGTTGCCAGGTAATTATTGATTACACTGTATCCCATAATGGCAGACTTACTTGTCCCAAGACTGCTATAATACGTATCTGCAAAATACGTAGGATCATTTTGATCACTGAACCAGTCCTGATTGATATAATCAGGATTTCCACTTAAGAACAGTCTATCCATTGCTCCTTTTAGACCATATTGTGTTCCAATACAGCATTTATTGATTCTATCAGCATATCCACTTACCGTACGATATGCTGTTATTTTCACATTATCTTCACCTGTAACAGGGCTTTTACCAGGTGCAGTGGTAAAATTAATAATTCCATTGGTCCGATCCACTGTAAAATCAGTGTTTTCAACCTTTTCCACCCACGAACCAGTACTATCAAGGATATAAGCTTTCACTGCAGTCTCGTCAAGTCCGCCAAAAGTCATGTGATACGCAGTATCTGATTCTGTACCGGCAAATAATTCTGTAAATCCAGACTGAATAAGATTCAGATCTTCATAACTCGTGCCACCACCATTAGGTGATTTAGCAATAGTTACGGTAGGAATCTTTGCTGTCTCCGATGCCGGCTTCACATCAGAGCCATCCCAGACAAGAAGTTTTTTCCCATCGACGATATATACTTTGTCATCAAACTGCCAGCTTCTACTTCTTGCATTATTTGCATCAGAATACTTTACTTCACCATTATGATACATTTTAGTACCTGCATGAACAAGACCGTGTTCATCCCCACGAATCAAATGATACCCATTCACTGGTCCATCATATTCCGCTATTTTTTTATACCCCATGCATTTACGTACTTTCCCGGGTACATCCCGGATCATGTTCTTGCAGTTCGGACTCTGATTCTCACTCACTGCCGCCGGGCTGTTTGTGAAATCTGCTCCTAAAAATGTACTGATCGTAAGAACACTCCTGCTTGGGCTTGATGGAATGGAAAATTTTGTAGCCATTAAATCCACCCGCTTTCACTCGTAAATTCTTCATAGCCTTGTTGCATACTGCTGTCGCTAAGGCTCTCAAGTGCTACTTCAAACTCATTACGATATGTTGTAGCAATACCGTTATCATCATCTTTATACAGCTGACTGGCCATATAAAGAGGCAGAAGTACCACTACTTCATCATCTACCGGGAGAACATAATCATCTGCTGTCTCTGCTGTGATAGTAGGGGGATATGCACGATAATATACCGTATAGCTCCCAGGATCATCCCTGCCGAGAACAAGAATGTTATCACTCTCCCGGTAATACTTACTGGTCTGAATATACCCGCAACCTAAGCTTCCCTCGTAATAAATCTGATTGTCTCCGAGCTGATAGAAGTCAGGACATATCTCTTTGAGATTATATCTCACCATCTCAGCGTATTCAGGGACTTCTGATTCTTTATCAAATTCCTCATAATACAATGCAACATTCTTTACCGCACTAGGATATTTGCTGATAAAAATAAGAGCCACATCTTCATCCAAAGGATTCTCAAGAAGTCCTCTATATTCCGTATATGTGTTCTTACTTTCAAGTTGGATAGTATCACATTCTGTTCCTCCAACCGTTACCATTAAAGTTCCTTTCCCGGTAAATTCAAAGAAATATGCATGTGCTCCCTCCCCTGAAAATTCATATTTGCCAAGGCTATGAATCTTACTTGCTTCCTCGTCAGAAATCAGATTTTTCAAAGGATTATGTGCAATAACAACACTCTTTACAATAGATTTACCGGCAGTAGATAACCTTTCCAGTGCCTCATTAGCCACCATAGGCATTCCTGCAAGGTAATCCGTTGTTGATTCATCCGTGGGAATATTTACTCCGTCTGCGGCAAACATTTTTTGTAATGTGGCTAATTTGACATCTTTCCAGGTCATACTCATTGTTTCTTTCTACCTCCGGTATTTTTTGTACGTGTGGTTGTTCTTGTTCTCTTCACAGGATTATCTTCTGTTTTCTTCACAGGCTTGTCTTCTGTTTTCTCCGGAATAGGAATAGGGATCTCTTGTTCAGGTTCCGGAATAGGAACGGTGATCTCTTTTTCAGGTTCCGGAACCTTATCAACTCTCTTTGAAATATAGTCACCGGAAGGAAGTACGGCCTGCACTTCATAGTACAGACCGCCATCCTCAAACACGGTGCCTATTGTAAAATTAGGCTTTACCATGTTCTACCTCCGTTAGGTTGCGCTCAGTGTGGTTCCTGCGGATGCACCGCCAAGGATCACATGTCTCCAGTCATTGAAGCCGGCAGACATACGACCGTAGCCGTTCCATTCAAGGTTACGGGTATGGATGTCCACCTGATTTGCAATATCAAGAGGAACACGATCATAGAACATAGATCCTCTAAGCTCCTTATTTGCCTGAGAAGACATCAGAATATAAGGAGCACCGGAAGTTACCTGCCACATGGGATCTACTACCAGCTTCCATAATCCCTTCTGGGTGTTGACGTCATTGTTGGAAGAACCAACAATCAGTTCAGAACGGATAATACGCTTGATCAGATCTTCCAGCGCAGGGACGTTGGAAGGAATGATGATGGTATCGAAGGTATAGCCCTGGATATTACCGCTCTGATTGCGGAAGTTTCTACCGATATTTGCCAATCGGTTCAGCATTGTAGTATCAGTACCGAATGCATTGGTAAATACGTTACTCTGCGCAGCCACACCAGCCTTAACACCCGCATGATCAGTTGCAAACAATGCCTTTCCGTCACCGGTAGTCTTATCAATTTTCTTTCTGCTGAAAGAAAAAGTAGCAGCTTCCGTAGTTAATGCATCGGATGCAAACTGTGCACGAGTACGCTTATAGGAGCGTACCATGTTTGCTGCCATTGTCTTCATTACATCCACGTCTCCATCATCCTTCATTTCTCTGGTGCATGCGAAGGACTTGGAGAAAGTGCTATGTACGATCAGCTTGGACTGGCCAGCCTGAATATCATCCATAGGAGCCTTGTCACCCTCATCAACGATGTCGAAGTTTCCGAGGGAAGTTACAGAGCCCAGCTTTTCAGCATACTTCTTGGATGTCTTCTCGTTATAAACGTCGGTTACGAATTTATCGTAATCATTCTTTTCTGTATCGGTGTCGTTCATGACAGCCTGTAACACCTGTGCTTCTACCTTCCACAGATCATCATTAAGTCCGCTATTTTTGCTAAATACAATTGCCATATTTTTTTATCCTCCTTAGAATTTTCCTACTACCTTTTCGCCAACGGCACCGCCTGCAGAAAGCAGCATGAATATGCCATTGGTGGTAGTTGCTGTTACCTGCGCAGCATCAGTGTGAATAGTTACTTTAGAGCCTGCCTTAACAGCAGAAGCATCTGCGGCACAGGTGGTCTCCCACTCCTGACCGTCTACGATCTCATAAACGGAAATATCTTTCATTCCGCTTGCGGGGGCTACGTAATTTTCAGCACAGATAAACTGAGGCTTGGTGGTTCCGGTGGCCTGTGTCAATCCACCATCAGTCAACACCAGTGCATCACCGACCTTGTAGGTAGTGGATGCGGTAGTCGGGAGCTGTTTAATGATAGGGAAATTAGGATTTGTTGCACTTTTTACAAAACTAAACATTTTTGTTTCCTCCTTATAAAGTTTGGTTGTATTTTTTCTTAAGTTCTTCATCACTTAAGCCGGGAAAATACTCTCTCCACTTTGAGATTTCATTTTCCGGAATATCAACAAGGCTAGAGTTGTTGGAAACACTTGTGGTTGTTTCAAGATGACCCTTAGACCTTGTCTGGTTAATTGCTGCCTGCTTTGCAGCTGCTGTCTGCCGGGTAGAAATGCTGTCGAAATTTGCCAGTTTAAAAGCATCCGGCAGTCTCAATCCTTTGTTCACATACTCCAGTACGGAAGCGTAGGATTCATGCTTTTCCAGATCTTCCAGAGACTTAATCTCAGGGGCCATAGCAGTTACTGCTTTCATGTCTTCATCAAGCTGTTTCTGCACTTCTGCTCTCTGATTGTTCTCGAGAATCTGCTGAGCCTGTCTGATCGCAGGAGAATTGTTTACCATCTGCTCAATCAGATTAGGATCGATCCCTTTATCAGTGAGTTCCTGATTAAGGATTTCTCTCTGCTGATGTTCGCAAGCCTGAAGGTAATCTTCCATCGTCTCAATGTTTTTCCCAGTAACAGGATTCACTACGCTTCCGAATAAGCGTTTGACTTCACTGTTAATTCCGGACATCTTACGGTTGTAGGATTCCTCTGCCTTTCTTCTGGCAGCAGCAAATTGAGAGTTGAGTTCATCCGACTGTATCTGATCGGTAATTCCCGGTTCTGCAGTTCCGGCATCTCCTTCAGGTACAATGGGTTCTTCAACCTGGTTATCAGTTGCAACAGGTGCGGCGGGTTCCTGTACGTTTGCGCCTTCTAAAATTCCATCCATGATTACCTCCCGTGATTTTTGCGCTTTTCACATGCGAAATTTTGTATCAAAAAAGGACCCTAAGTTTCCTTAGAATCCTTGGATACCGGTAGTTCATTTCTAACGGTTGCAAATATTTTATTGTAATTACTGCATTGTGGATTGCGACATTTCATCTCATGCTCAATAAAGAGTTTCGGTGGAGTGTCAGTTGACAGGACATATTTTGAAGCAGATATTGCTGCTTCTATCTTACATAATGGACATTGCATTTCCGCCACCTCCTGCCTGCTCACTTAACGCAGCATTCTGAGCTACCATCTGTGCATTTTCTTTCTGCACGCGCTGTGCCATGATCTCTTTCATTGTGGATGCATTCGGATAATCATTTTCTGCCATGAATGTCCAGTATGCCAAAAGAGTTTTATTCTCTCCCAACGGTCCAAATGCTCCGGATTGCAATTTCATGTCAATCTGCTGCCACATTGCTTCACGATTCATCATGATCGTTGATGTCGGATCCGTGGTAATGATAAATTCATCATCCCAGTAGTATTCCCCGGCAGCATCCTGTTTCAAGAAATCGTACCGGTTGAAATGAGCATAAGAATATGTCCCATCACTGTTTTTCTTATTCAGTGGAATCGGCTGATCCGCATAAGCAAGCATGTGTTTGAACATAAGCTCATATACCTTGGCATACGCTGTTTTCTTCATAACACGCTTAGATTCCAGTCTACCGGCTGCCTGATTGATTGCATATTGCTTTGCGGTACCACTGTCAGCAGATGCATCATATTTGCCCTGATAAGAATCCGTGATTCCCAGCGTGGACTTAGCCCAGTCATAATTTTCTGCAATCATGATTCTGTCAAGGGAAATATCTGCCTGCATATTCTTCACACTGATAAGTGATGCTTCCTGCGCATTGTTCACGCGTACAACCTTAAGTTCCTCATCAGTAGTCTGAATTTTGGAGTTTTTGGGAAGAATTACAATAGAACCACCTTTAAGGATTTTCTCCTGCAATTTTGATCCCAATTTTTTTATAGCATCCTGTTGATCAGAGATAACTGCCGCATCCGAAAATCCGAGAAGCTTTCCTGCGCGGGAAACATTTTTCCTGAGCACAATAGGGATCTGATCCGGCTTATAATACGGAATCTTGGTTCTGACTTCCCTTCTCTCCTGCATCAGCTGTCCGAACTCGTCATATACCGGATTTCCGTCTTCATCCAGCATGTCCACATCCTCATATCCTAATATTGCGGGAATGAATGTGCCATTCTTCGTGGTAATGTCTTCTAACAATTCCTCGTACTCTTCCGTTCGTTCCTCAAAGCTCTTGGATCCACATTCGCATACGTCTCCGGTCTTTACCCTGCCGCATTTAGTGCATCTCTCCAACCGTCTTGCCTGATAATCCTCGTAGTCCTCCAAAACATACTCTTCACACCACGTAAACAGTCCGATACATCCGTTTTTATTACGGTAGTAGCATTTAATAACAGTAACGATATCGCTGTTATCATCACGCTTCGTGTCCTGCTTCAGATCGATTTCTGTATCAGATGCCGCGGAAACATCCACATTATATTTTTTCTTTACAAATTCCTTGGTCTGCGGCACCAGTACAAAGATGTAATCCATTTCCTCAATGCTTGTTATACCAGGCTGAGGGATCACGTTTCTTGGATGCCGTTCTGACACACTCACACCACCGACAGTGCAATGAAAGCCTTTTGTGTTATCCCATTCAACGTGCATGAAATCACCGCCCTGTATGGGGACGGTACGCTCTTCCTCATCGTTTATGAGGCTAAAATTCATCAGCTGAATTTCATTCTGAAGAGCAAGCTCAATAATCTTGGCAAGTTCTTCGTCTTCTTCATGGATAGGAGTGACTTTCGGCATGGGAATTGAAGAATCAACCTGCGTTTCAATCAATTCATAAACAATATTACGTACATTGATTGACTGCTTGCTTGATTTTCCGTTACCCTTGTTCGGATTTACGTTTACTCTTCTATCACCGTCGTACAATGCCTGATATTCACGGATATTATTCAGTTCATCACTGTATTTATCCTTTGCTTCGGTGTACTTTTTCTTCCACTCACTCAGTTTTTTTGCCTGTTTCGGATTCATAATCATGTTTTTCATCTTCCTAAACATCCTCATAATATGGCTCTCCATACTTTTTAACCATCATTGCCCTGATCTCATCGTCTGCAGTCTCATAGTCCTCCAACAGATCAGGCCGCCAGTTATTACGTCTTCGGTCGATTTCCTCCGGACTGTCCGCCGGGATTGTCCACCAGACACAAAAATACCGCAGACTATCAGGATCATGGGTCAAGTCATGCGGATCTTTGGCATACACATTCGGTCTTTTTTTGTCCTTCTGTATCTTTTTTAAGCACCGGTACAGATTCGGTGCACATCCATCAAGGATAGTAAGTTTCGACTTCTTATCCTCTCCCTGCGGTTTCAACCACTCTTTCATACCGGAGCATCCGGCAGCAAAGTCATTCGATGTTTTGGTGAGGTCCACACCACATTCAGACCAGATCTGTGCACGGCTCTTACCAGTCTCCTGTGATCGATTCCACAAATCCGGTGGTGCCAGGAATGCTTCTATGGTCTCTTCCTCACACATGCTGAGAAGAGTTCCTGCAGCTTCTGAAATAGTCAGACCGGATTTATCATATTCCCGGTACACCTGTGCATTTCCGAAAGAATCAACTCTCACCCAATGTGCAGCAAACATATCAAGGCCATAGTCAATAGCAACATATTTCAGGGTGTTCCCTTTCAGGTCCTCATAGGATACAGTATTACGCTCATTCACCTCGGGAAAGTATGATCCGCCAGGAACAGTAAGGGCTTCCTCTACAGTAGCAGGATACTCCTGTGTCATAAGTTCACCCATTGCCTTTTTGGTTTCCGAATACCAGTTATCGTCACGGCGGGGATCCGCATACCACGGTATGAATATCTTATTGAACCCATTATCCGGGTTCGTGAATACCTCCTCGAAAAAGGATCCTCTGTCAATGGTAGACAGTCCGATAACCTGTCCACCTGTAGGACGGTTAATGGTAGGATATCCTGCGGTCCATATCTGCTCTGCATATTGCTGGAACGCCCATTCATCCAAAATGATAAGGTTGGCAGTAAATGAACGACCCGCACCAGGCGCACTCGGCATTCCATTGAAAACTGAAACGAGACCACTTGGAAAAGTGATCTCAATTCTTAATGCAGTCTGTGTATATGTAGCACCGGTCCATCCGATCGGCTTATCACTATCCTCTGCAATGAGTTCCGGCATATTCTTCAAAATAACGCCGAATCTTCGCACAAGCTCCTTCGCATCATCCTCTTTCTGAGACAGTGCGATACATGTACGACCTTCCATCGTAACAAGCAGGTGTGCAGCGTAATGCAGTACAAGCCATGAGAAGCCCAGCTGTCGTGCCTTTAGGATAACATTCAGCTTATGTGTTGCAATGCTCCTTAACGCCTCTCTCTGCGCGTCCCACATATGAAACGGCTGTATGATCTCCTCGGCATCTTTATCCTCGATATGACCATATGTGTCGATGAAATACTCGATATGCTCTCTGCAATATTCAATTTGATTTTGTCGTATTTCCTGTAAAGTCATTGACACTCCAAATCTGAAAATATAATATAATTTTCTGCTGGACATATGGTACCTAGATCACAGTGCCCGGGTATCGCGGGGTACCGGGGTACCTATCTGCCCCAGGTTGTACGGTGGCAGCCCGCAGGGCTGATCCCTGGCAGAAGGAAAAATATAGATCAGCAGGACCATGCACAGCACAGAACAGTCTGAACGATCCGGATCCGGTAACAGCTGCATCTGCTATTGTTGCTATTTACTGGGACAATAAGACAATTACCGGCAACTATGCGTGAATGATTAATTTTGCGCATAGTTGAACGATACCAAAAAGCTGATAAACCGCATAAATACGGGATTCTTGAATTGTAGCCATTTACACACAATTCCGGGATCCTCTTTTATGCTCATTTACCAGCTAATTGTGTCATGATCCTGTACAATTTACTTGCTCTCTCCCAGTCTCTTAGATACCTGATCCAGTAGTTTTTTATCCCCTTCGGAGATCGTAGCATTAACATCTATCTGCTGCTTAGGGTTATAACCGTCATACCTGGACATCCATAACCCGGATAACTGAGAAGGTATACAACCGGTTTCAAACTTTCTACGTACATCATTCTCGGATTCTTCGCGTATGCGCGTTACTATGTCTCTATAATTCTCATCACTGTCATAAGTATCATAGAATCTACATCTTGCCATGCCAATATATACACAAAAGCCTTCTAAGGTGTAAGTGATAGACTTTTTAACTTTTCCTGTGACAAACTTACTCTCTTTACCAGAGAATGATGTCTGGTTAACCTCTACATTGTCACAGTAAGATTTATACTCTTCCCATAACTTCTCCATTTGTTCAGGACTGCTAATCTTTCTAGGTCTACCCATTGATATTTACCTCCTTCCTGGTATTATAAAAGCCGGTACCAGTGAATTACTGATATCGGCTTCTTGACACGTATTTATATTATATACTATACAACAGGTTGTTTTCCCGATTCAACCCCGTTTTTGTGACATTTGTCACACTTTTTGGTATTTTTTTATAAAAGTGCGTTATCTACTTTGCTTTTTCCAATGCGCAGTCGATCATGTAACGATTGAATGACTTTCCGGCACTGATAGCAGCCTTTTCTATTATTTTTTTCTCTTCCTCTGTCATCCTGATCGTTGGTCTTGCGAATTTTGCTAAGTACTTTTCATTACATTTCTTTTTACTCTCGTTATATCCTACGTAAGCCATAATATACCTCCTTTTATTGTATTATACCCGTTACTTTTGCATGGTGCCATGTGCAAATTGCACAATATTTGCATGACGTCTTTGTGAAATTTGTCTGTTGACTTTGCATGGCGTCATGCAATACAATTAGCTCAACAACAAACGAACCGCACCGAAGCGGAGCACATGAAAGCGAGGTACACAACATGAGCGAAATCATCAAGGCTTTAGAAGCAAAAGGATATATGGTATGCAACCAGTTCGACGGATTCTTCGGGACCTTACCTGATACATACGAACTGTACGACAAAAACGGTAACATCGTAGCTGACAACTTAACAGAGCAGGATCTTATAAAGACCTGCTCCACATTATAAACGGAGGTACAAAACCATGAGATATTTTGAAAATTGCAAAACCTGTGAAGATGTAAAGCAGCTTTATAAGAAATACGCGAGAGACCTTCATCCGGACTGCAACCCCGGAAGAAATACAACCGCAGAGTTCCAGGAGATGTCAAGACAGTACGAGGAAGCATATAACCGCCTGAAGAACATCCACCAGAACGCAAACGGCGAGACCTACGAGAAAGAGTCTCAGCAGACCGCCACCGAATACGCAGACCTGATTAACCAGCTGCTGCACCTCTCCGGACTTATGATTGAGCTTTGCGGATCCTGGTTGTGGATCACCGGCAACACCAAAGAGCATAAGGATACACTTAAGAGCCTCGGCTTTAAGTACTCCTCTAACAAGCAGGCCTGGTATTATCACGAGGGCGAATATCACAAGCACAGCAAGAAATCAAAGTCAATGCAGGACATCCGCAGCATGTACGGATCCGAGAGATACGCAACCCGGACATCTGAACCGGAGCAGATCACAGCATAAATACATAAGGGGCGGAACACCACCGCCCCACCACAAAAAGAAAGTGAGGTTAAGGTCATGACAAATACTCAGATAAAAAGAATCTTAGACCAACATTCAATTCCTAACTATGAATCAGGCAATCATATTTTTGCAGATTCTATGATCTCTGGAACAGCAATATATGAACAGGTCGTTGATCTTACTGGAATAACTAAATCGGATCTATATCAATGGTTAGGCTATTAAATTCAAACGGAGGTAATCAACATGATGGTTATTAAAAATCTTAGAAATTACAAATTCAGAGACGAAATCGGTATCTATTCAACTACCGGATTCGCACTCTATGAGGATGGAAAAGGATTTATTTCCTTGGATAGAAAAACTCCTTATTCCCCGGCAGGCGGAAAGAAAGCCTTGCAAAGCATCTTGAATGCAGGCGGTTTTCTCTCTGAGCCTGATTACATTCTACCCATTAAACCGGCAGGAAGGTGAAATGTATGACAGTAAAAACAAGTATCGGCACAATCACAGCAGGCAAGAACGTTTTAAATGATTTAGCTATCGCATTGTCACAAGCAGATGAAAGAAATTGCAATAAGCACGGAAAAAAAGATTGTTTCAACTTCAGAACTGCCAGCAATGAAATACATGATTTTCTTGCCGCTACGGGATATTATGACAGCGTAAAATATTGATTATACCGAGCCGGGCGGATTCCCGGCAGAAAGTGAGAAAAGCAATGACCCCCACGCAGGAAAAGGATCTCCAAGATCTGTTTATGAAATACGGCAATCCATCAACCGAAAGTGATGTGAGAATGTCAATCTATATGACCCACCCGGATGCCCTTAATGAGCTTGACAAGGTGCTTTATTATGACAGCAAGGCAGTTGATGCAATAAAGGAATTTGAACGCAAAATAGAGCAACTGAAAGCGTACAGAATCGCCCTTGCAGAGCGTTACAATTACCTTGCAACCGCTCCCACTCAACCAGTAGTCAGGTTAAAGCGGGAACGGCGGTATTACGAGAACAAGGTATATTATTTTTTGGTTACCTACTCCCGGAATCTGTTGGATGGATCAGAAGTTGAAACATCATCGACCAAGTACACCGGGCAGGAACGGCACAAAGCCATAGCAGACTATAAGGCATACATAAAAAGCCACCCCGGCATCATTGCAGAAATGAACATAGAAAAACCCAAATGGGAACATTAGGAGAAATGCTATGACTGGAACTATAGAAGATATAAAAAAAGCTCAAAAAATCATTACAAAAGCTCGAAATTTTTTTATATACTATCGAGCTCAACTTAAAAAGCAACAACAACGCAATCTTGATAATCGTTCCGAAGAATATTTGCTGTATTATAATTCAAAGCTCCAAGCAGAATTGACAGCCATTAACGAAATCGAACCTCAAATCCTTGAATTGTTAGAAGCCTATACTGATGCAAATGACTTGTTACATGATAAAGACAATTTTAGTGATAAAGAGCTTTTGCAAAAAATAGTACTTCGTGCATCAAGAATCTACATAACAAGCAGGCAGCATTAAAACTGCCTGTTTTGTTATATATCCAGATCCCGGAGAGCATTCGTGATCGCATTACTGACCGTCTTTTCTTCTTTCCCCAGTCTACGCGCTATTTTTGCAACACTCATGCCGTTTACAAAATGCATCCGCAGGATCTCACGCTGCCGCATTTTTTTACCCTTGTTGATAGTATCAAGCACTGTCTGCCTTTGATCTTCCGCCGCATTTATCTCCATCTGAATCTTTTTCAGAATATCAGTGGTATTAACAGCAGATTTTTCCACCTTGCTATTTGATGGCTTTCCGGATCCTCCGCCGGTTCCCATTGCATTATTCACCTTTTCCCCCAGTGTTTTCCATTTCTCCAGTTCATGTGTCAGACCAATTATGCGGTTTTGGATACTCTGGTAGCTTTTCAAATATGCTCTTTTTTCTTTGATGTCCATTATTGTTTCCTGCTCCTCTCAATCTCATCTATTACAGCCATTACAAGGCTGCGGGCAAACGGATCTTTATTATGCTTTTCTATGATGCGGTTTGCATCGTTGTTGAGGTATTCCCAGTATTCATCCGATCCGTCACCATTCAAATATTTTTTATATAAAAACCAGGCATCATTGTAGATCTCTTTTTTAGGTTTCATCAATCCTCCTATGCTACTCTGTTATATTTGTGCTGCATCTCCTCTATATCATCCACAAGATAGTACTGGACAGTCATGTCCGGCTTTGCATGTCCCAGCAATTTACTCACCAGCAAGACATCTCCCGTCTTGCGGTATAATACGCTTGCAAATGTCTTGCGGTACACATGCACCGTAGCTGTGATCCTGGTTACTCCTCCCCTGACTGCCATCTCTTTAGCCAGCTTTTCGATGCCGTAAGTGCGCATCCGGTTATACGGTGCCCGATCTGACAAAAATAACGGATCTGTTCCCGGTCTGTTACCGATGTAATTTCGTAAAGCCATCACCGCTACTGGAGTGAGCATTCCTGTGCGGTAGGTGTCTGTCTTCTCGGCATAAATAGATACCTGTCTGTGCACCAAATCAATATCTGACACATTTAAACCGGAGATCTCGCCTACACGCATTCCTGTGCAGATCATCAGCTCAAAAAGTGCTTTTTCCTTGGGTGTCTGCAATGCATACCGGATAGTTTCCACTTCCTCATCCGTCAGGCGCACCTTCTTCTTTTTCACCTGCTTCACACGATCCACACCGTCAATGATATTATTTGCAATGTGCTGTTTGCGAAATGCCCAGCCGAAGAACGTGCAGAGATACCGGTATATTGTGGACTTATAGTTTTGGCTGATATGGTCCCGGTAGCTCCTGACAGCAAGGTAATCTGTGATATCCTGCGCAGTAATTGCTTTGTAATTTTTCCCGGTATAATCTAAAAACTTACTGATGATACCGATATAACTGCGAATTGTGCCTTTATGCAGTCCTGCCGCTACTCCATCGACGCAGTATCTCTGCATCAGCCATTCGTTATCGTGATCTACGACAACCGGCAATTGTTTGCTTTCCACCAGTTCAAAGTCCTGCAATTTGACGTACATGGTGATCTTCATGCGGTCGATCTGCTCTCGTGTCATGGTATCTCGTAATTCATAGGCAACATCATTGATCAGGTCATTTTTGGTCATACGCGCACCTCTTTCGTATTGCCGTCCAGTGGATCATATGGTATGATACTGGTAAGCAGTTGAGCGGTAGATGCTATCTTTGGTCGGATGGTCTACCGCTGTTTTATGTAACGATTGCAGTCCTTCTGCAGCTGGAATTTCAAATTGTGTATTATGATACTTATTACACTTTTACAAAATTATCTTTTCTATCACTCCTTTCATCTCCCTGGAATGTCCCGGGAATGCCGCACAGATATGTACGACACTCCCAGATCTTCCGTAGTACGTTATGTACTACATATTCCCAGCAACCCTCTTTATATAATAGCAATCATACATGTTTACTGGTATCTTACAGAGCGGATCTCCATACATGTGTATATTCTCAATATGTACTCCCTCTGCCATTTCGTCTTCCCAGATATCCGCATCCTGCTCATAGCTATACATTTCTGCATTGCTGTCATCGTAATTAGGATCCAGGTCTTCCATTCCATTTCTGTAATAATCTGCTCTACTCATTAGTGTTTTCCTCCGTTTTTTATGCAATCAGTAAGCACTATTGCTTACACTTGTATATGTAAAGAAAAACCGCAAACAGAGGCATTTTTGAAAATAATTTTTATTTTTTTGAAACTTTTTTGTATTTTTCTTACATAAATATTTTTTAGGTTAAATTTCAGTTTACCGCTTCAAGAAGGAACTGTTTTTCTTCCAGTCTCTCATAAATGGTCTGTCCATTTCCGGTTTCTATGTACGGCAGAAATATTTCTTCAAATCGCACCATCTGAATATCCAGCAGCGCCATCTGCGCTTCTACCCAGTCCTTCAGGATCCTCCACGCCACACGCTCAGCCTGTTCCCTGGTTGCTTTAATGTTGCTGCGATGGCTGTTTTTCTTTTCTTTCTTCAGCACTTCCAGACATTCATCTACTCTCACCGGCAGTCTTACCGGAATCTGCTGGACGCCAGTATCGATTAAAAAGGACAACCCCATAATACTCTCACCATCATAATTTTTCATGATGCTTTTGGCATTGTGCTTCACCAAGATATATTCGATTTCTGACACCGTCTTTAAGCTATCCACCGTAGTGGTATAATTTAATATAGCCATCTTCACTTCCTCCGTTAAATCCTAAGTTACTCTTTCAAATATTCTACGCATTTCCTGTAAACTTCCGGATCAAATTCTTTCCGCTCATGCTCATATGCGCTATATTCCGCAGGACTGCAACCGGAAATCTGTGCCATTTTATACATTGGTATCCTTGCATCTTTCCTTTTGGCTGCTATATACCCCGCATACATTCCTTTAGCTCCATTGAGTTCCTGTATATGCATTCTGTCTTTCATTGCCTGCGATTCCGAAATCTTATGCAATTGATTAACTAAGCATTCCGTATTTTTGCAATCATGCAAACAACCATGTTCTCCGTTTTCACCATCCCAAAATCCAGTTACATATTTTGTTGGTTCTGAACATGCATTACATTTTGCATTTATAAACATTGTTTCACCTCCATTTTTCTAAGTTATTAAATCAACTAAAAAGTTACTCATTTATCAGTTCTGCTAACTGAATGAAATCAAGAGTTTCGCATCCATCATATAAGTCATATACTTTCTCCACGATTTCATCACAATACCCTGCTTCTTCCAACTGATCCGAAAAATCCGGATCAGAAGATGTGCAACCATATTCTGTTCTTATGGATTCTCTCTGAAATTTTTTATCAGAAATTTCCAAAGTTTCAATGCAACCATTATCCGTTGTTTCAATGCAATATTTCATGTGATTTTCCTCCTGTTTTTAATTTGCCGATCTACCGAATTTTCCTCGATAGTTTGATTTCTCCCCCGTATTACCGGGGGATTTTAACTTGCCGGTAACTTGCTGAAACTCATATCCAGGTACCCGTATTGCCCGCGGCGATCCTTCTGCATCTGTCTCCAGTATCCCATCCGCGAGCATCCAGGTTATATGTTGGTGGACTGCACTACTGCTATGCAGCCCTACCTCGTTCCCAATTTCACGGAGCGTAGGAGGGTATCCATGCTCCGTGGTGTAAGATATAATTGCCTTTAGGATCTTATCTCTGATCTTTTTATTATGCTCTGTCATAGCCTGCCTCCTACGCAAACCGGAGCTGGCCGGTCTGCTATTCTTTTAACCTATACGCTCTGACTGGAAACGGCATCGTCTCGTCAAAATAGTACTCATTAACAAGACCTCTCTGGCTTTTTCCGTCGTAGTAAACCAGTCTGCGCACGGTATTGTTCTCCACCATCACAATTTTCTCTACCATTATAACCTTGTACCATGCATGAGACACTGTACTCATATCCATGACAATCAGCTGATTTATCATCTGTGCAATCTCATCAAAGGTAAGTTGCTCGCCGACATTCTCTGCCTCTATCCAGTCTCCCGGCTTAAATTCATTTGTTGTTGGAGCAAGCAAATCCATAAGGCTCAACTGCCCCTCGCACTGGATCATGGCATTACCTCCGGCATAAAATCAAACAGTGTAGGCTCGTCCACCTCATTCTCCGCCGCCTGCAGGTACCCCACACCATCCCTGAAGTAATCCGGATTCAGTTCACAGCCTTTACCGTACCGGTGCATCTTAACCGCTGTCATGGGTACCGTCATCAAGCCGCCGAACGGATCATAGACCGTATCACCCTCGTTGCTGTATCTGTTGATGATCCGCTCCACGATATCCAGTTGCAATGGACATACGTGCATCTGTGCCCGCCTGCGACTCTGTGTTGTGTTAAGGGTACGCATCCGGTTGATGTCATCCCACACTTCCATCTGATTCCAGGATCCCGGCGCAACCACCATAAAGGTAGCCGGGAGTTTTCCATTTTCATCCAGCTTCTTTGCCAGTTCTACATGTTCCTCATAGCTGTAAATATGCTCTCGACTGTATTCTCGGTACACGGCCTGAAGGTTGTCCACGGATATGCTCTCCAGTTCTTCCTTGCTGACCAGTCTGTCTCCAGATGATCTCCAATATCCATGTGCGTCAATCTGCCACTGAGCGCGGGTGTAATCCTCTTTCGATTTTTTGACCGGATCATCCGCATATGCCGTAGATCTATCGGTCGGCAGCTTGCGGAAAAGCAGGATATATTCCGGACAGCCTACTCCCATCTTGGATCCGTCCTTGCACTGTTCTGTCCATCCCAGGCGGTAGGTCTGATTGTTCTCTCGCACCACATCAGTTACAACGGTAATCATGCCGAAATACTGGAAGCCATGCTTCATGTAATGCTCAATGCAAAGTGCATGGAACGGTTCGATTGTCGGCATTCCAGTGCCAGTCGCATTACCGAACAACACACGATCCTTTACGTGGATGGCTGCCACTCTGCCGGGACGTAATACCCGGAGCAGTTCCGGAGTGAGGAAATCCATCTGTTCAAAGAACCGGTCAGTATCCTGATTGTGTCCGAAGTCGTTATAATTGGCGCTGTATTCGTAATGGTTGCCGAAGGGAATAGACGTATGTATCAGGTCAATACTGTTGCTTTCCATTGCCCTTGTTTCTTCCACACAGTCACCATATACCGCTTCGTAATGATTTCCTCTTACCGTTCTTTCTTCTCTGCTTCCTTCCACGCCCATCTTCCTTTCCAACCGCTCTGCTTTATTTGCAGAATTCAGTCCATACCTTTTTACGATCTCAATCATCTTTTCAACCATGTGATTATGATTCTTCCATTTCTCTTCCAGTGCTTCACGGATCTGCCGCTCATTCTCCATGTAGATGATGTCAATTACCACACGTTCCGTCTGCAGGAAACGGTAGCACCGGTGTATTGCTTGGATGAAGTCATTGAATTCGTAATCAATCCCCAGAAAAATCTCCCTGTGACAGTACCGCTGAAAGTTACATCCGGATCCAGATAATGATTTCTTGGTAGCAAACAGCCGGCTCTTACCGTTGGAGAAATCAATCACTCTCTGTTCCCGGAGATCGTAGTCCATAGATCCGTAGATATCTATCACCCCGGGAATCGCTTTCAGAATTGCCGTGCGCTCGCTTTCCAGATCATGCCACAGTAAAAAATGATCATCCGGGGATTCGTTTACAATCTCCTGCATCTTTGCCACCCTTGCTTCGATGCTCTCCCTTTTTACCGCCGCAGCTTCTTTCAATCCTTCCGCCGCCTCCTGGAATAACTGCATCTGGCCATCCCTGTCCGCCGTATCCCCGTAGTGTACCGGAAGTTCATGCCACCGCACATCCAGTTCCGGCAGATCGTAGCCTTCATCGGAATACTCCGGATTGAGATCAGAAGGTTTTGTAATAAACAATGCCCACGATGATACCCACATCCAGAACTCATCTTCCATGTTCGGATAAAGTGTCAGGTTATTCGCCTTGGTGCTGTCACGCTGGAAGAATCTTGTAAGGGCCTGCCCCGTGTCCATCACTTCCAGATATCCGGCGTAGTGGATCAGCTCCTTATATTTGTTCGGTGACGGTGTGGCCGTGGCTACCAGCTTATACGGTACGCTCTTGAATTTATCAAGGAATGTCTGATAGGTCTTGCTTCCGAAAGACCTCAGAACACTGGCTTCATCCAAGGATGTTGCTGCGAAGTATTCCGGCCGGATGTCTCCATCTCGGACTCTCTCATAATTCGTCAGCACTATCTGACTGGTGCTCTGCTCCACCTCTTCCATCGTCCGGCAATACTCCGGGCGATTATAACCAAGGATATCTACCGCATCACGGGTGAACTCCTGCTTTACTCCCAGTGGCAGCACGATCAGTGCTCTACCGCCACAGTGATCTGCTGCCTGATGGCAGAATTCAATTTCCTGTATGGTCTTACCCAGACCGAAAGATTCAAATAGTGCCCGTCTGCCGCCTTTCAGTGCCCACATCACAGCGTCCCGCTGGTGTGGTTTCAATGCTTTATTGATCTTTGCAGGATCCACAACAAATCCACTATCCTGCGCCAGTTCTATTTTTGATTCTAAAAACTCTCTGTAGGTCATTTTTCAAAAGGAGACCGCATATGCTTCACTCTGGCCAGAGTCTCGGCTCCTTTCTCTGTGTTATGAATTAAACAGTACTCTGTTGATGTCTTTAGCAATGGTACAAATTTGACATGCCAGTTCCTTGTTTGCAATTACTTCATCCGTGAGGCAATTCGGTTCCCCTACATCACTGCCACTATTGTTGTCGGATGTAATGGTGCAATAAATAGCTGATAATACTGCTCTAGTCTCAAGCAAATTATTTCTGGTCTCATGCTCATAGTCAGCAACACACATCGGTTTGTTAACTTTTTCTTCGCAACATACATTGTTATTCATTTTGTTATCCTCCTATTATTTCTGTGCTAAATAGCACATGATTCCACAATCCGGGAATATTTCTGTGTTCATGTCTCCACGGTTGGGATCCAGTTCGTCAAGATATAACGGCGTCCCGTCACTCTCTTTCAAAATCGAATATCCAACCAGTCGTTCCAACTGTGCCCGGCTTTCAAACACTTCCGGGAAGTCCCTGCGGATCCTGTTCCAATACCCCATACCACCCTTAACACATCCGATGCAGTTATTGTTAGGATAACCCATGTCATACATCTTCGGTCGGGGAAAAGAAAACGTTCTATCAAACAGTCCGTGAACCTCTTCCTTTGACAGATTCCGGTCGATCAGCGGAAATTCATGCTCCGCTTGCGGATTAGATTCTACCGTCCGATCTGCCCGGTTGCGTTCTTTCAGGTCAAATCCCCACACATAAGTCAGGTCATATTGCTTATGTTCCTGCTCCCATTGCTTACGGACACGCTTTTTCAGCCAGTTCGTGCATGGGGCAAATCCGTTGCCTGCGCTGCGGAACCCTCCGAACGCTCGGACACATTCTTCCACACATCCATATTCCGTAGATCTAAGTACCTCAATTTCTTTTCCGATTGCTTTTTCACAATCCTTGATAAATCTCATGCTATCCTCGTGTTGGTCGGCAATGTCTATATAAATCCACTTATCAACATCTCCTGCAAGGTATCCCGCCATAAATGATGATACTCCTGCACTTACCCAACACACTTTTAGCTTTTCTGCCATAACACCACGCTACAAATCCATGTATCGTGGATAACATAGTCAGCAAGCGTTTTTTAGCATACTTTAAGGCTATTCTCGCAAGCCACTCATTTTACTATGTTTTATATGCAAATCTATTTTACTTTACCCTTTACATAACCTCGGTTTACCGAGGATTCGTTATTCCTTTCTAAAAATAATGCTCATTGTTAAATCTCCATAAAATCAGACAAACTTATTTGTCCTACAACATTTTTGTCCTGCATCCACCATAAATATACTTCTTCTCCACAAGTCCATTTTGTTTCTTTTCCTCTTTGCTTTCTTACCTCAAGCATTCTTCCAAACGCTTTTATATAAGCTGTTCTGTACTGCGGAAAATCGTAAATTTCTCTTTCTCTTTGGCATTTCCTAGCAAGAGGACAAGCTATACAGCCTAACCTTTCGTATCCCCACGAATACATCTCGCAAACTGGAATATTTTCTCCGTGGATAATATCCCATATATTAGTAATGCTCCAATCAATTATAGGGTTTACTACGGTTTTTGCTTTAAGTTGGCAACTTTCAAATAATCTTCTCGTGCTGTCATTATCTGTTATCAGCATCTTTTCATCAGATACACCGATACTTTTGTCTGCCGTTGCCCCTAAGACTTCAAATGGACTTCTATTGCTACGCTTTGTACTTTCTTCCCACCGTACACCAGTAGCAATCATGCGGTTCGCATTTCCACCCTCTTTCAGTTCTGAACAGCAATACCTTACTTGCCTTGTTGGTGGCATCAGTTTTTTTGGAATAAGATTCCACATTGTCACCACTTTTCCGTTACTCTTGATGTGATAATCAATAGTGCATTTCACACCTTTTAATTCCAACCGTCTGAAAGTATCTCTTATGTGCTTTACTGTCGGTGGTGCGTCTACTGTTGTATGAGAATTGTGTACCTCGAACGGTACATTGCTCTGCTCAAATATCCACAGCAACGCATCAGAATCTTTTCCGCCAGAATACTCACAAACAAGTGGCTTGCCATAATGTGATAACGACATTTCGCTTGCCAGTTTCACACGCTCGATAGACCTTTTAATAAAATCTTCCAACACACCACACTACATTTATCCGTGTGGCAAATTTACAATCTGCTTTGTAGTCTTTGGGAGTTATTACCTCTAGCCGTTAGCTTTTTCTGGGGCGATACCTAAGTAGCGTATGAATAGCCACTATTTCTCAGGAGAACCATGACATTTCAATCTAGCATTTATCAATTTTTACAACCTTGATTCTGATTCAAGGAAACCTCGTTTCACGAGGATAAGTGTTATTCCTTTCTTATTGTCGTTTCTGCCTGTTCCTTGTACACCCGTCCTGCCGCCTGCACCAGATAGTGCTGTAAGGCTTCTGCGACGCTGATTCTGTGCTTCACGCAGTAGCGGTCAACGTACCGCTTAAAGTCCTCATTCTCGGCATACAGGGCGGTATAATCAATGTTCTGCATCTGCTCCACCTACTTTCTCAAAATAGAACTTTATCGGTTCTCTGTTTTCCTGCACCATGCCATACCGCAAGGCTATATTGTATGTACACACATCTCTTTTCAGTCTATCCGGTATCTTCTGCAACTGTTTTCTGAATGTTTCTAAATCCATTGTTGCCTTATAACGATTGCATGAACCGCAGGACGGCATCAGATTGCTTATGCCGTGTACGTCAATTCCGGTAAATTCTTCGGTGTACTCATAATTTCTGATGCAATGCAAATGATCTACATTAAAACCTTTCTCCGGTATATCACAGCCACAGTAAGCACAGTGACCGTTGTATTTCGCGTACACTAATTTTCTAACTGATTTAGGAATCGGTTTTCGCATCTACACCACCTGCCTTTACAATCTCCAACAAATCATCTACCAAATCCTTGACCTCATACATCATCATAGTGTCGTAGGATTTTGACTGCTGATCTGTTGTCTTATTTCCATACTTCGTACAGTCTTTAAGGAATGCTGTGCGTTCTTCCAACTGCTGCACAACTCTGTCCTGGTCGTAGGCGGTCGGCTGCTCATTCACTTCATCAATAATGCTATTAGTAACATCGTAGGCTGTCATATATCCGCAGATAGCTTCATTTGTCGCTCTTTCTTCTAGTACTTTAACCAATTCGCCTTCGTCAATCAGTCTTCCCATCGTTCAACCTCCTCTCAATACACTTTCTGCCCGCACCCACAATATCCCGGATAAGGCATTAGGTTATGACACTTTGGGCAGAAGTATTTTCCATCGATAATCTCTCTTGAAATCGCTGTCTGCTTCTCCACAGCTTCACGGCATTCCTCCACCGTGCCGATCTGCCGGTACTGCTGTACCTCTTCAAGTGCGCTTATTGCCATTGCATAAGCATTTTCAAAGGATTCACCCCATGATGTATCACATGGAATTGCTTTTCCAAGTTCATTACAATCATATTTTAATTCTTCTATTGCTTCATTCTCCGTCATGGCTACTCTCCTTAACTCCATTTAAAATCCTCACAAGGTCTCATTCTCCGCTGATTCTTACCCCTTTTATTGCATATTCCCCAACCACCGTAATGACAATCTTCGCAGGTAATCGGATATTGATTTAAATTTTCCTCAATACATTTCTTGCACTGGTAAGAATTTTGATTATACACATACCGACAATTACGATTCTTGCGTTTGCATGTCTCCATATTCCTCCTCCAACAGTTCCGGGTTATCAAATATGTTTCCGATAACTTCAACTTCACAACCGCTTAATTCATCAAAATTCATCATTGAACAGCTGTATTCCTGATATTCAAAACAAGCCTTATTCTGTTCCCACGCAATCACGTAGTCTTCTTTTGTGCAATCACAATAACTAACAATATCGTTCTCCCAAATCAACTTGCCGTTCTTGTCTTTAAGTCCGGTACACTGGCAGATGGTTTTCGAATCAATCTCATCTCTTGCGACAAGCGCAAGAATATGATCATATTCTGTGATAATAAAAGGCACACCAGTAAAAGAATATATGAGATATCCTTTAATCCATTGTGCGTCCTTTATTCGCTTTGCCTTGAATAAATATCTATCCTGCATCCTCATTCCTCACTTTCTGCTTCTGATTGAAGCCACTCCAACCATTCGCCATAATCCTCACAATCTGGATAGTCTGGATTCGCCCATTGATAATCTTCTTTTACTTCTTTAAGAAACCCTGCCAATTCCTTATCAGTCATGCTCCTGATCCGGTCTGCGTTGGTTATAGGTGCGTAGTGCTCGCAATCTCTTTCTATGTCCTCATGCGGACAGTCGTTGATTTTCTCGCACCATGAGTACGCATCAAAACCATTATCCTTTGTTTCTAAATTCTTGCAGTTATTACATTTCACCATCTTCCACCTACTTTTCTTGCAAAAATCTCTTGATGACATCAATATCTCTGTCAAGCACGCTTAAATGCTCTTTGTTCATTTTTTGATAGACAATCAAGGGATTCTGTCTTCCTGCCTTTTTCGCTCTTAATACTTCCCATATACCTTTCGGTTCTTCAATCGTCCATCCGGTTTTGATAAGCCATTTTCGAAAAGCATCCAATTTGTTGCTATGCAGTGTGTTCCTATTTGCCATTCTCTTCCTCATTTTCCCGGTACGGCTCCGGCAGTGGCATCCAAGCTAAAATTTCATATTCACCCGTTGCCTGCTCAATACTTTCAATCCATCCAGATTCATCATCCGGATCATATTCCAGTATTTCAAAAAAATGTGGTAATCCACCTGTTAATTTTTCCACCATTTCCTTACTTTGTAGAACACTTCTCCATGCCACAAGATAGCTTCCATATTCTTCCGGCAGTCTCTCGCTTACTGGAATCCACACCGGCTGATTATGCAAGGCGGTGATTGCCATTTGTAATGCATCCTCACAGCAATGATCTACTCCAGTTTGTCCGTACAGAGGACATTCTTCACAAACCTCTGAGTACCGTTCACTCTTAGCCTTTAAGCAGTAAATAGCTTCTTCTCTCTTCATTCCGCACCTCTCAATTCTTTCAGTTTTGCTTCGGCTTCCGCTTTTGTGAGGAATACTGTTTTACCAATATCGGTGAAATATATCTCTGTAGACACATAAGGATAATCATCCCTGTCATAATAAATTTCTGCCATGTTACAATAATTTCCATTTCTATCCATATAATTTCCCAAGAATATTGTCTCAACTGTACATGGTTCAATAAAGTTTTCACTTATCTGATATACTGTATCTCCCACCTTGCACGGCAACCGCAGTAGCAATCCCTGTTCCTCTAAGTCCTTATACTCTTTGAGCTTTTTCAGATATTCAGCAACCTGTTTATGTTCCCAATATTCCTTTATTCCATTACCCATAAATGCTGTTTCAAGATATTTAACATCACAAGCTTTTTCGTACATTCCTGTTTTTCTGTCGCAATGCTCAATTATCTCGTCAATTGTCAGTCTCTCCATCCTTGCTCCTTTCCGCAATCCTCGGCTTGCTCTCCATCACAGGGTAGCTGCAGTCATATGGTTTTGTCCGTCCGATATGCCTTGACATCTCTCCCGGATGCTCTTCCATCTCCCGTAATTCATCATCACTGTGAAATCCTCTGCTCACGTTTCTTTATCCACCTTTCTCTGTCGTATTTATGTCTTCTCTCGCGGTATGCAGGGTCAAATGCACGCTTATATTTCCAATGTGCATCCATTTCTTCCTTGCGCTCTGCCCGGAGCCTTATCGTGGCATCTTCATCAACCACAGCCTTATACCTATGCGTTTTCCGACACCATGAATCCCTATGCAGGCAGGTCCGAAATGTCTGTTCCGAGATCCCTAGGTAATCAGCCGCGGCTTTTGCCCCGAAGATATCCACCTTCACCGGCAGTTCAAATTCATCATTCGTCACTATCATGTACGCTTTCATCATTGCCCTCCGCATGGATTAGTGCCATGAATTTATCATATTGCTTCTGAGAAATCTTATTCCCCCTCTTATCCTCTCTCAGATCGATTTTAAGGTGTTTTTCTGCGATAGATAGTAATTCCCTCGCCAACATCCTTTTACCCTGCTCTATGCCATCCCTATAGCCTTTGGCGGGGCGGTACTCGTCAATCTGCTTCTTGCCCTCGCCCTGTCCGCCGGCTGTTTTGTTCCTGAGCTGGTAACCATACTGTGCATACTTTTTAATCCAATATTTTTCCCAATAATCCAAGTCATCTACTTCATAATGAAAAAATCCTATGTTCCATCCATAAATATTTTCATCAACAGAAAGTAAACCATGACTTTTTATTGATAAATCTATATGTTGGTACCCGGAGAGGTGCTGTGCCAGTCTCGTCAACAGGTGTTTAGCCTGTCCTATGTACGCATACCGGATTCCATCCTCGTCTGTCCGGGTCAGAACGTATATCCCACTGCCATCATCAACGTTGGGATTAACATCCAATATTCGTTTCTTGTTCTTGGCTTCAATGGCCATTGCCTTTCGATAATTTTGATTGCTCATCGTTCTCCCTTCAATTTGCCAACATAGATTTTTCAAACTCAGACATATCTCCGTAGTTCGATGTCATCATACCTTTGTTGGCATCGTACTTCTTCTGCGCTGGTGCCTCTCTGCTTTGCCTACTGGATTTCTCCCAGGTCCTCACTGCTGCTTTCCAGTCCTTCATGTGGTTTTTCCCAACCATCCAACCCTTTGACGAGTAGAAATCAACAAAGGTCTGTGGATCAACGCTATTGTTCCGCTCCTGGCAGTAGGCACGTACATCATCAACGGTCGGAGGCTCAAATTTTTTCTTAGATACGTTAGTATCTTCTTTTTTATTATTCTTTCCTTCTTTCTTTTCTTCTATTGTTGTCGTTAGAATGTCATTAGAGTGTCGATTGCCTGTCGTTTGGCTGTCATTTTGTATGTCACTCGACTGATACTCACAGTAGTTTTTTACCGTAAATACGGTATATTTCGGATATGTTTTGCATGTCACTTCGCCTGTCAATTTTAGATGCGAAATTGCGGTTCTTACCTCCCGGATCGTCATGGATGTCTCATCTGCCAACTTTGGAAGTGATGAGACGAAGGATCCGCGGGGAATCACCTTGCCTTCAAATCTTCCATCTTTCCAATTTGCCCTGAGAAGCATATGGATAAATAACCGGCAAGTATTTATATTTCCGTACCACTCCCATTCCATGATCTTCCGGTTCAGTTTTATGTACTCCACGCAGACCACCTACCCTATTCCGAAATCTTTCAACGACATCTGACCGGTATTATCTGCTTTCGGTGCCAGGCACCGCCGTATAGCTTTACAACGCTTGCTACAGCTACTGGTCCTTGCCTGCTCCCTGAACAGATATGCCTTGACTTTCTGCCTGTCCGCCAGACTGCCGTCCGGCCGGAAGTATCCATTATCTATATTGATGATAAGTGTATCCCGCTGCAGCAGAGCCTCTTCCAGCTCCTTGCGGATCTTGCGGTCACTCAATCTTGTATCTGTCACCAGTTTTTCCCGAGATATCCGGTTGGCATATCCAAAAGGTATGTAATTCTCAATCAGTATATAGACCACCTCCCGGGCGGATCCCCGTCCGCCCTGACACTAATAATGGCTGTTTGTGAGACACCATTACTAACACAAACGGTTTCTTTCGCCCCGCAGGGCAGGTGTTGCAACCTTATAGGTAAGACCTTCCAAACTCTTTTATAAACTCTTCACGGGATCCGTAATGCTCCTCATAATACCGCTGACATTCCTGCTTCAGCCGTAGGTCAAGTCCCTGATTCGGTTTCATGTGCACGCTGTCCGGTCCGTATGTATGTAAGGTAGGATGCAAGGGTACAAGGAATCCTCTTTCTTCACTGGCTTTCTTTCGGCTGCCGTTAAACACATGGTGGATATGGACTACTCCCAAATGGGTGATATAGCAGGATCCCATATCATCCGTCAGAACACTCCAACACTTCTTCATGGCTTCCACGCTTTCATCATTTCTTCCAGTTCCGCAGGAGTAAGGGTTTCAATACCAACTTCCTTACATTCGGATACCAGTCCATTGATAAGTTCGCTCATCTCCCTGGTGTCGTAATCGTGAGAGCCACGGTACATGACATATGTGCGATACATGGTTCCGTCCTTGCCCTCACGCACTTGTGATGTCGGACCGATATGGTAAGTCTCAGCTTCCAATGCTGTGTTCTCTGCCTTGTCCGTGTCCGGGAGTGTTAGAGTGACAAGCTTTCCCTCTATGTATTCCCGCTGTCCGTACTTCCTCAGGATCATGTTGTGCATCCGTCCCTTTGAGATATGCATTGCTTCTGCCAGCTTCGTGATCAACTGCCAGTAATAGGCATTTGCATCCAGTGATCTCCTCTGCCGGAATTTAACTGCTGTAATGGTCAGCTTTTCCGCATCCTTGATACCGTCAAACTGGCTGGTCACGGCATCAGCTGAATCAGCCTGAAACGATATGTTATATTTGCCAGACATGAAATCCATTGTGATCCCAGCCACTTTCCCGGTAAACTCCATTACTTCTTTCCTTTCTCCTTGTCAGCTCTTACATCATAGGTAAAAACCATTTTTCCACGCGATTCATTTTTTATTGCAAGTGCTTTAATTTCTCCGCCATCAATGATAATCTGTGTGACACGGAATTTGTCATGGGTGGTAACTACTTCCTTTCCACCACGATTCACTTTTTTTAGATTAACATTGTCGGAATTGATCCAAATGAACGGTGCGGTGTAAAGTTCTCGTCCAATGCCCCAGTTAAAGCAGGCACGCTTAAATGCATCCGAAGCCTGTCCCTTCTCTTTCTCTGTGTAGGATTCCGTACCGACATCCTGCTTGGTAACCCATTCTTTCTTACCTTCGTCCCAGATGGACACATTGCAGAACAAATTTCCGTTGATCAGTTCATGTGATCTCTTCCAGTTCTCCGCTCCCACGGTCTCGTCCAGAATCTTCATGTCGCACCTGGCATCCTTATAGAGCAACAGGCTACAACCTTTATCCGATACCGTTGACACACGGCATTCAATATCATCAGCTGTCAGTGCTCTAAACTGTTTCATCCGTGTTGTACTCCTTTTCTACTACTCTGCTTGCCCACATATCCGCCATATGTAACAGCAGATACAGCGGTGTCTCCTTGCCGGAGATCTCATATTTAAAAATGCCATACAGTCCGTTGTGCCACAGGATAGCCTGCTCTTCCTCTTCCGTCAGAGAAATATACATTCTTGCAATGGTCACAGACCGGATCTCATGATCCACATACGACAGATCAGGATTTGTTTTATACGGAGTAACATCTGACTGCTTACCGCTCTTAAGGATGTACGGAACGTAGTTAGGCTTTCCGTGATCTCCCATCTTTCCGAGATCATGCAGGATAGCACATAAGATAATAGTGTCATCCGTATACCTGGTATCCAACGTCTTGTTCAGGCGTTTCATGATTTCATACACATTCAGACTGTGTTCTGCCAGTCCACCTTCCTTACTCAGATGTTTTGCTCCACTGCATGGAGCCTCGAAAAATCCTTCCATTTCCATGTGTGCGATCAGATCACATATCCCATGCCGTTCCGTACTCAGTAACAACTGCTCGATTTTCTCTTTCATTCTGTTCCTCACTTTCATATGCTTTGCGCCGTCTCTTATAAAGATCCTCCCGGTGGAGACCAAGCTCAACCAGTTCCTGCTCCATCACATCACCCATGTACCATCACCATCTGCCCGTCAGCCTGTTCCATGTATCTTGCCCGGATCAGCTGATTGAGTTCCTTTCTCTTCTGCAGGCTCCGGGCTTCCATTCGCCGGAGGTCTTCCTGGCGGCAGTCATAGCAGACACCGTTCTCCAGTTCCCCGGCATCGCACATCCCACCGCAGCCATAACATCTATACTGATACATTCTTCGCTCCCTTATCTCTGGGCTTCCAGTGTTTCTGTTTCCTCAAATCTCAGCTTTACGGGCTCGCAGATATCTCCTCTATATACACTGGCTCCACTAAATTCGTGTAAATCAATGCTGATATACCCATCTCCCGTCATGGCAATGCTCACGATCTTATCAGGAGCCAGTCCGCACTGGGTAATGTGTTTGCAGATATTTTCCAAATCAGGTAATGATGCTGTCATGAAATTCCTAACTTTGTTCTTTTCGTCATTCGTTAATTTACTCATTGGCTTCTCCCTCCTTCTCATCCATGAGCATATCAATTGTGGCACCGGCAATTCTAATTGCCATGTCTTCCGGTTCTTCACCTAACGCCTTAGCTGCTGTCTTAGAAACAGCCTTCAATATCGCACCTGCTCCAGCTATAAGTTCTAATAACTCTCCTTCAGCCTTAATTGTGCCAATGTGGTTCTCCTTGTCACTTTCATACATCAGTATTGTTTTTTTCATTGCATTTTTCCTTTCCGTGCCGTATAATAAGGCACATAAATAGCATTAACAGTGTTGTTTTTAGGATTCCTGACTTTGGACGGTGGGGAATCCTATTTTATTTGTCCATCTTCTTTCATGGACAAATATGCGCAAGCATATCCAACTCCGGCACATGCCAGTGTTGATATGTACATGCCTGCTTCAAAAAATCCTGCTGGAAGAATAAACAGCATTATAAATGCCACTGCTCCGAGCAGATTCGGCAGATTAAATACCTTTCTCACTTTCTACCTCCTCTCTTCATATCCAGATACTCCGCAATCTCTGCTGCTAGGAATCTGCTGTGATTACTATTCTTCGCAAAAAAGTTTCTTACACTTCCTCTCGGTCTCCCGATCCCGTCAGCCAGATCATTGACAGACAAACCACGCTCAACCATAGTCTTTTTTGCCAGTGCTATGAACTTTATCCATTCTTCCTTTGATAAATTCAGTTCAATCATGTGTCATTTCCAATGCTTGTCCGTACCCTCTACGTGATGCCCAGTTACCACACTGGACACCACACTAAAAAGGCTTATAAGAGGGGAGGTGGTGCTGTCAGAAACACCACGTACAGGGCACGGAATATTTACAGTTACGACAACTTCTCTCTCAGAAGCTTTCCAATGATCTCTTCCGGAAGTTCACCACCTGCCAGTTCTCCTACCGGAGCATCCAGTATAGCTGCCAGCTCCCAAATATCTCTCAGCTTCATGTTGCCGGGATCTTTCAGGTGATTCTGAATCGTTTTCACCGTGACATTCTGTTTGTCCGCCAGCCGATCATCTGTCATGCTCCGCAGAGCCATATACCGCTGTATCCCGGCGGATGATCTCGCAGACAACCGCTTACGGTTTTCTTCTGATCTCATGTATGATACCTTTGGCATCCGTTTTCTCCTTTTCTCTATTCCAGCAGCTTATCAACCTTAACTTTCAGAACATCCGCCACTGCTTTCAGCGTATCTATTCTGGGATTGCATTTTTTCCATTTAGAGATTGTCCCGGGGGAAATCTCTGCCAGATCTTCCAGCTTTGAAATGGTCATTTTCTTCTTATTTGCAATCTCTACCACATTTCTGTAAATATCAGGCATTTCACACCTCCTTGTCCTTGAATATTTTCAGTTACTCCTTTGCATTATAGGTTCTTATTAGGTCGAGCCCTTGAGTTGCACCCTCAAGGGCTTTTGCTATAGGAGATTTACTAACTTTTGAATATATTCAGCGAATGTGTTGACTTTTTACTGATTTTATTCTAGAATGAAACTACCACGAATCATTACTATATTTATTCAGCAAAAATTTCATTGACGTTGAATTTATTCAGCGGTTATGTTTTAATTATACTGCTTTTATTCAGTTTGTCAATATATTTCTGCTGATTTTTTTCAACGGAGGAAAACTGAATATGTCACTTAATGAAAGAATTGTTGATTTATGCAGTAAAAACAACATTTCTCAGTCGAAATTAGAAACAGATTTAGGGATAGCGAGAGGTTCTGTCACAAAATGGAAAACGGCTGAGCCAAGACAATCCACATTACAAAAGGTCGCTGATTATTTCAACGTATCTGTAGAATACTTGCTTACCGGCAAAGAAAAGGAAGGTGGAGAAGAATACTATCTCAATGAAGAGACGAAAGAAATCGCACAGGAGATATTTGAGAATCCAGATTTGAAATCCCTGTTCGACATGAGCAGAAAAATGTCTCCGGAGAGATTAAAGGCACACATTGAATTTATGAAGAACTTACAGAAAACCGAATCTGATACATAGAGTACATTTTATAGTACTCTGCCTGAGTTACATTGGTAAAGGGTGATGAAATTGGACGTAAATACTATATTGATAGACATGGATGTCATGATTCCGGAACATGTCGTAGAGAATCCGGATGGATCCTACAGCATCTTTCTTAATTCCCGGCTGACACATGAGCGGCACATAGAATCCTATGCACACGCCATGCGACACATCCAAAATGGGGATTTTGAAAAGCAGGATGTAAACCGGATCGAACTGGAAGCTCATGACATGGAAATTGCAAAAGAATTGTGTTTTACATGAGAGCTCACAATACGGAGGGGAATTATGAGATTGACGTTAAATAAGAAATACGAACTAGCAAAAACTTATTATGGCTTTAAAAAAGGGATTGCTTGGTGGTGGTGGCTTCGCATTGTATTCGTTATAGGCTCTTTAAGTGCTATTTTATATCCAATGCAAATTCTTCCATATACAACTATGTCTGAAATATCTCTGTCTTTATGGCTTCTTTATTTAGCAGTCTGGGGCTTTTGGGGATATGGCATCTATTCTTCAAGTGACTTGGGATATTACTTTATTCTAATATCTCAAATTTCACAGACACCTATTGTCATTCTATTGACTGAGAGTACAATTTACAATGCCACCAGTTCATTTCATATTAATGCTACTTTAATAGGTGGTTGGATCGGTCTGTTTATTACTTGTTGTATAAACCTCTACTATTTTCATAACCGAAAAATCATCTTTAAGATATTTAATGAAAATGGCGATAATGTTGATGATATTCCAAAGATGGACACATTAAACAATGAACCTGGTCTTAACTATGAGCCATCAGTAGAATATCCAGAACATAAGAAATATATAAACTTCCTTTCCATTACTTTCATGATTATTTCAGGAATTGTTTCGGTACTGTTGGTCATTAGCTGTGTATATTCGTATACCAAATATAAAGAAAACAAATATCTTTCGGAAAGGGTCGCTTATCTTCAAGAAGATGGATTATATCGTGCCAACAATGAAGACAAATACCAAAGTTTGATGTCTTACTTAAAAAATTATGATAGCAAAAATTCTGGGATGAACTTTTCAGTTACTAAAGATGTTCTTTATTTAAAATGTGGAGATACCTACACTGGGATATTTACATATTATGGAGATATACCATTCACAGCTCACTTAGACAACGGTAACATTAGTTTTGACTGGAATAATAACAAAAATGATTTAGGTGCATATTATTTCACAATTAAAGCTTTGCATTCAGGTTGTACTACATTAACTATTTCACAAGATGAAGAACCTAATGCAACAACCACAATGCTTATAATTATCGAGTAAAATATAAAATCAGCCCCAGTGCTGCAACACCGGAGCTGAGATGATAATAGTCCCGAAGGATGCTACTATACGTTCATTCCAATAGTATCATCCTGGGGCTGAAAAATCAAGTCACCGGGTATTTTTATACCCAAAAAGGAGGATACTATGGCAACTGCAAAAAAATTACCTTCCGGATCCTGGAGATGCCTCGTATATACTGGTACTGATATAAATGGAAGACGAAAGTATAAATCATTTACTGCAGGGACAAAGCGTGAAGCTGAATACCTCGCCACGCAATATATGATATCTTTAGAAGAACATAAAAAACAGAAGAAAAGCGATGCTCTGTTTTCCGATGCACTTAGCCAGTATATCGAATCGAAAACTCCAGTGTTGTCTCCTTCTACTATTCGAGGATACCGCAATATCGAAACGATACTAAACAGGGAATTCTCTTCATTTTGTCATACAAAGATTTCTGATTTAAGTTCAGAAGATGTGCAGGATGTCATTAACTCCTTGACCAAGTCCCGAGCTCCTAAAACCGTGCGAAATTATCACGGCCTGATCTCTGCTGTACTCGGGGATTATATCAATCTGGATACTTCCATGCCGCAGAGCATAGAACCGGATCTGTATATACCTACAGATAAAGATATCAAAGCTCTGGTAGCATCTGTCCGGGATACCGAGTTGGAGGTTCCTGTTCTACTTGCAGCCTTCTGCCTGATGCGTCGCGGGGAGATCTGCGGTCTGTCCCTGCGTGATATTGACGGTACTACCATCCATATTCATCATTCCCTTGTCCTTGGTGAGGATAAAGAGTGGCACCTGAAAGCCCCCAAGACAGAATCCTCCGACAGGTACATCACCGCACCTCAATTTGTCGTGGATCGTATTGCTGAAATCGGACACATTACCTCACTGAATCCGCATTCTATCACTATTATGTTTCAGAGGGTGCTGGATCGGAATAATATACCTCATTTCCGTTTTCACGATCTCCGCCATTACTCCGCTTCTATCCGGCACGCACTCGGCATCCCAGATGCTTACATCATGGCAGACGGTGGCTGGAGCTCTGATAGGGTGTTAAAAAAAGTATACAGACACGCTATGAGTGACCGGAGAAAAGAGATGGCTGACAAAGCCAACCAGCATTTTGATTCTATGTTTTAAGAATAGTTTCGTGTTGCATTTCGTGTTGCATCATGTTGCATTTACTGTTCTTTTTGCGAAATATCGTTTCTTATTCAGAAACACAAAAGTACGCTATATTCCAGTATTCATCAGCATTTCACGCATTTATCACTAATTTACGTATTTCCCCTTATGGGGTTCGAATCCCCCTCTCGCTATTAGGTTAAAAGGGTCGGAAATGCTGATAAAT